AACCTTAATTGCATCTATAAAAAATGGTTCTAAAGTTTCAATAGGATACAGTTCAAAAACAATTAATCAATTTTTTAATTGCAAAAATATAACTCAGGCAATTTCTTTGGGGCAAGATGTTTCTTTGGATGCTTATGCTTACGGATATTCTGGTGTTGGTACTTCTAATGATATTAGAGTAAGAATAACTGGCGTTTTATCTGATTTGGAAATTCCAAAGAGTTCCAAATATTTTGGTGATAAAGATAAAATAATTATTAAAACTCTTGGCAAAAAAACTACAGATGCTAAGGCAAATAATTGGTTCTTTAATATAGCAACAACCTTTAATATATTTGGTATTGAGCTCCTCGACTCATCAAATTATACGTATAGAATTTATCTTTATGATGCTCATTCTTTTTCTATCGGAGACTCTGTAACTTTAACATCTTCATCTGGAATAGAAAAGACTGGAAATGTTTCATTTATAAATGATTTAACATCATTTACTATTACCAATCAAGGTATACTAGATGTTAATTTAGCATATACTTTAAGAAAAAATATTTTAAAGGCAGAATCAAATAATTATCCACAATTAAATATATACAATGCAAATGTTCAAAATGTCTACCTTGATGATTCGGGAGATAAAATTTATATTGCATCATCATCAATACCAAATTATTTGAATCAAAAATTAAATATTGATGATAGATCCGTTTCACTTCAAGGAACATTTAGTGGTGAAGAATTAACAATTACTAATCATGGATTTTATACTGGAGATTCTGTTGTTTATGACGGAGATGTTATTACAAAAGGAGTTTACTTTGTTAAAAAAGTAAATAATAATGTAATAAAAATTGCCAAAAGTAGAGCAAATATTGATAATGAGAATTATATAAATGTAGAAGAAACTATTAATTCTGGAAAGTTTCTATTTACAGAATTTTGCAAATCCACACTAGAACCTCAGTTATTAGAAACTCAGAAAATAGTAAGACAGTTAGTAGAACCATATAATGATGAAAATGAATATGAAACTCAACCTGGAGCCACTGGACTTTTTTTGAATGGAGTAGAGTTATTAAATTATAAATCAAAAGACAATATTTATTATGGACCTATTCAGGAAATAATTCCAACTGCACCAGGTTTGGGTTATGATATAATTAATCCACCAGTAATGTCAATTAGTGATTCTGTGGGAACTGGAGCAACTGCACATTGTTCTGTAGTTGGTGGATTGGAAAGAATTGATATTATTGATCCAGGTTTTGATTATCTAGAAGAGCCTGAGATTATTATTAGTGGTGGAAATGGAAAGGGAGCTTCGGCAAAATCAAAATTAGTATCATTTGATCACTTAGTTGATTTCAATGCAATTTCGGGTATTAATACAACTTTAAATACTATTAAAACTATTGAATACCACAAATTTAGGGATTCTGAAGAAGTAATCTATACAACAAATGGTGCAACTGAAGTTTCTGGACTTATTCCAAATTCATCATATTTTGTCTCTGTTCAGGACGAATACACTGTAAAACTTTATAAGTCTTTTCAAGATTCTGTACTAAAATCCAATCCTATCAGTATAATTGATGCAGGCGCAGGAACTCATACACTTAGATGTAAAAATAAGAAAAGAAAAATAGGATCTATAATAGTAGATAAAGCAGGAGAAAATTATCAAAATAAGAAAAATGTTGTTTCTACTTCTGGAATTAATACAGCATCCAATACTATCACTGCCATTAATCATGGATATCTAAGTGGAGAAATAGTTAAATATTCTTCTTCTGGAACTACAATCGGAGGACTTACAAATAATTCTTCATACTATGTGACGGTTCTCAACAAAGATCAATTTAAACTTTCTCAAGTTGGATTGGGAACGGATATTAAAGAAGATTTTTATTACCAAACAAAACAATTTATAGATTTAACTAATCTTGGAACAGGAAATCACATTTTTAATTATCCACCAATAAATGTCACAGTAAAAGGTAGGATAGGAGTTTCGACTTTTACATCTCAAGATTTTAATGCAACAATTCAACCAATTTTTAGGGGAAAAATAAATTCCGTTTCTATAGAATCTGGTGGATTTGGGTATGGATCAGAAGAAATTATTAATTATAATAAACAACCAGAATTTATTTTAAATTCCGGTTCAGGAGCTCAAGTTACTCCAATTATATCAAATGGAGTTATTGTTGATGTTGTCATAAACAGCGCTGGTGGGCAATATAATTCTCCTCCAAATTTAGTGATTGATACTGCCGGAGATGGTAATGGAGCTATTTTATCTCCGGTAATTTCTAATGGTTCAATATCTGAGATAAAAATTATTTCGGGTGGTATTGGTTATGTTCCCGGAAAAACAAGTATATCTGTTATTTCTTCAGGATCTGGAGCTAATTTTTACTCAAAAACTAAGATATGGAAAATTAATTTAGTTCAACGACTAATAGAAACAAAAAAAATTACAGATGATGATGGAATACTTGATGCTGGAAACAATGAGGAATTGGGGCTCGAATATACACATGCATATGCACCTAGAAATTTAAGAAAGTCTATTTTAGCGTCTAAATTTGAAGATGGTAAAAAAATTGCTGTTATAGATTTAGTAACAGAAAATAATTCAGAAGTAAATTCTGCAGCACATTCTCCAATTATTGGATGGGCTTATGATGGAAATCCAATTTATGGTCCATATGGATATGATTCAATATCTGGAGGAACTGTTAGATGTATGGTTCCGGGATATGTTGAAGTTTTAGAAAAAAGCCCATATAGACCAAGTTATTCTCTTTATCCAGATGGATTTTTTATTGATGATTATGAATATACTGGGGATGGAGATTTAGATGAATTTAATGGAAGATTCTGCGTAACTCCGGATTATCCAAATGGAGTTTATGCATATTTTTGTACTATTAATTCAGAGTCTGTAGATAAAATTGGTGCCTTTAGATTTTATAAGAGACCAATTTTCCCATATGTCATAGGAAATTATTTTAAATCAAAACCAATTGAATTTAATTTCTCTAAATTTTCTAATCAAGATGATTTTGATTTTAAAGAAGAAAAATTACTCAGAAACACAAGCGTATACAATTTGACAAGTCAAACTAGTGGATATGATTATGTTCTAGATCCAAATGCAGTAAAAAATCAGATATCTGAAGTTAAGGATACTTCTTCTGGATATGTAAAATCTTTAGGAATTACTACTGGAGGAAACAGTTATCAAGTCGGGGATAAAATTTTATTTGATAGTTCTGGAGTTAATGTCTTTGCAGAAGTTTCTTATATTGGTGGTAAAGATATAACTCAAATTAGTGTCGCAAGCACTTCAGTATCGAATATTGAAGTTTATAAAATACCAAATAGTTCTAATAATTTTATTGGTTTTTCTAGCATTCCTCACAATCTTTTAAATGGAGATACTGTAAGATTTACTTCAAAATATGAAATTAATAAGTTTTATCCTATTAACTTTTTAAGAAATACTCTTACTGTTGCAAAACAAATAAATTCTCCAACCTCAACTGGTATTATTACATACTTTAATGTTTCTGGAAATTTAACATTTCCTTATATTAGAGAAAATGATATTTATGATATTGGAGATGAACAGGTAAAAGTTCTAAACATTGATACGCTGAATTCTAGAATTAGAGTTATTAGAAACTACAATGGTACAGTTGGGTCTTCTCATACCGTTGGAATTGCTCTTACAGAAAAAACTAAAAAATTTCAAATTAAGTTGGGGATTTCTTCTTCTTTTTATGACTATAAAATTAATAAGGAATTTTATTTTAACCCTAAAGAATCTATTGGTATTGGGACTATATCTGGTGTTGGAATTAATAGTACTCTATATTTTACAAATCCAGGAGCAGGGATAACATCTTTAACAATACCAACCCAATCAATATATCTACCTAATCACAAGTTAGAAACCGGAGATAGTTTAATTTATTCTTCAAATGGAGGTGATACTTTATCAATTTCCACTGATGGAAAAACATCATATCAACTAATAGATAAATCTTTGGTTTATGTTGCAAAAATAACAGAGAATATAATTGGAATTTCTACTTTATTAGTTGGTTTGGGAAGCACAGGATCATTTGTTGGAATAGGTTCTACAATTGCAAATATTTTATACTTTACTGGAATTGGAACAGGAGTTTATCATAGTTTTACAACAAATTATCAAGATAATCTCACTGGAAAAATAAACAAAGATGTGGCTACAGTTTCTACAGCATCAACCCATGGATTAACTGTAGGCGATAGAGTATCTATAGATATTACTCCAGGAATTACTACCACTATAGTAATTAAATATGATGATTATAATAGAAGATTAGTAGCAAATCCAAGAACATTTACTTCTTCTGACGTAGATATTGTCGATGGCACTATTAAAATAGAGGCGCATGAATATTCTTCTGGACAAAAAATTATTCACGATTCTACATCTCCATGTAGTGGATTGATTGATAAAGAAATATATTATGTTTCTATTGTTGATGCTGATACAATTAAATTATCTAGATCTTTTTATGATGCGACAAAACCAATTCCTGATTTTGTTAAAATAACTTCGGCATCTTTTGGCACAATCTCTTTAATAAATCCTCCATTAAATCTAGTTGCAAATAACAACATATTTTTTGATGTTTCAGATCCTTCGCTATCTTTTGTTCAAAATGGCATAAGCACTTCTGGTTTTAATTTTAATTTTTATACAGATTTAAATTTTAAAGATAAGTTTAGTGGATCTTCTTATAATTTCCCACTTGAAGTATCAAAAGTAGGAAATATAGGAGTTAGTTCTGACGCAAAAGTTATTTTAAAACTTGGATCATCATTAAGAGGTATAAATTTATATTATAACTTAACTCCAATAAATTCATTATATACACCTAAGACAAAAAAAGAAATTATTGTAGATAATGAGCAACTTAAAAATAATAAATTAATTATACTTGGTAGTGATTATAATGGTGATTATACCGTAACTTCTACGTCACAAAATACTTTTAGTTATAATTTATCAAAAAAACCAAAAAAATTAAGTTATAATCCATCAGAAGGAATTTTAAAATACTTTACTACTTCAAAATCTGCCTTTGGACCTATCGAATCAATAATAGTTACTTCTGGCGGATCTGGATTTGTTTCTACACCAAAAGTTAAATCTATTTCATCCAAATTTGGAAATGGTGCTGTTCTCAATCCTGTTGGAGAAAATATTGGTAATATTAAGAAAAAAGAAATTTTAGATATAGGATTTGATTATCCTGTAGATTATACATTAAGACCTACTGCACAACTTCCATTAGTTATTACTGTCGATCCATTTTATAATCTAGACAAAATTGGAATAACATCGTTAGGTAGAAATTATTATGTTGCTCCAGAATTAGTTGTAATTGATTCTGTTACAAATAAAAGAATTACTGATGTTGAACTAAAATATGAATTAGGGAATACGGAAGTAAAAATTTTAAAAAATACAAGAGCTCTTTATAATTATCCACCCAAAATAATTCCAATAAACAATGTAAATGGTGTTGGTATTAGTACAATTTCTTTTATTCCATCAACAAAAGATGTGGTTGTAACTTTGGGTGCAAGTTTTAGCAGTTATTCAGATTTTCCATTTGTAGTTGGAGATAAAGTTTTAATTGAAAATATCTCTGTTGGCGTTGGATCTATAGGAAAAGGATACAACTCTGACAAATATGATTACTCATTATTTACTCTTACTGCGGTAGATCCAAATATTGGTGGAGCAAATGGTACAATAACATATAATATGGGCAAATACTTGCCAGGTACTACAATTCCAGGAGAATATGATCCAATTAATTCTGACGGAAAAGTTATTCCAGAAAAATATTTTCCAATATTCTCTGTAACATTGAAACCCAACATTTTTTATGAAGGAGAAGAAATTACCACTCCAACATCATTTGGAATATGTCAAAAATGGGATGCTAACGTCGGGTATTTAAAAATCATTACATCTGAAGATTTTAACGTCGGAGACATAATTAAAGGAAATACTTCAACATCCGAAGGGAAAATAATTGATGTTCAATCTTATGAATGCACATATGATGTAGATGCATCTTCAATTGTTAGAAAGGGATGGAAGACAGAAACGGGATTTTTAAGTAATAATTTACAAAGAATCCATGACAGCGATTACTATCAATATTTCTCATATGCTTTAAAATCTGAGGTATCTCTTGATAAATGGGATTCTGCGGTTAGCACTTTAAATCATACGGCTGGATTTAAAAAATTTAGCGATTTAGTGGTGGAAACTAAACCAGAAACATTTTCTGGAATATCAACATCGCAAGAATCTGGTGATTTTGTTGGTATTTCTGATTTATCTAGATTTATTGATACAAACTGTATTAATGATTTTGATCTCGTTAGAGAAATTACAATTAATATTGCTAATGATATTAAGTCAAATGAAATTATTTTTGACTCTGAAATCTTACAAGACTATATTGAATCAATTGGAAATAGAGTGCTGGTTATTGATGATTTTAGTGATACTTTTAATAGTGAACCTAGAATATATCCATATAGTGTAATTGATGTTTTTAGACTTAATTCTGCAAGATCTAAAAAATATCTTATTTACATTACTGATAATACTTTTATTGGTGAAAGGCAAGTATCTTTGTTGACTCTTTTATATAATCAATCATATGGATTTTTAAATCAATATGGGGTAACACCAACTGTATATACTATGGGATTTTTTGATTTTAATATCAATGGTGATGATGGAAATTTATTATTCTATCCAGTAAAGAATGAAGTAAACAATTTTACTGTTAATTTTGTTTCATATGATATGAAAGATAGTTTGTCTGGTATTGGAAGTACTTCATTTACAAATCTTGGAGATATCGTATATGTCGGTTCTGCAGGAACTACTTTAAATTCTGGATTGAGTACCTCAAAAACTATTGTTGGAATTGCAACTACTTATAGATCTTCTAAGGTTTTAGTTCAAATTGGAGCAACTGATTCATCATATTATCAGTATGATGAATTAACGGTGATTCATGATGGAACAAATGTAGATTTATTAAAATATGGACAGTTAACAACTAATACAATTTCACGAGTCTCTTCTCCAGGTATTGGTACATATAATGCTTATATTTCTGATTCATATTTAAATATTGACTTTATTCCATATTCTACATTACCAATATCTTATAATGTAAGTACAATAAGAGTTTCTATTTCCAATACTTCTTCTGTGGGAATTGGTTCTACCTTCTTGGATAATAATTCATTATCGTCAAATTGGGTTTCAATAGCTGCAAGCACAACTCCAGTTGCAAATCCAATTACATCTTATAATAATATAATTCATGATAATAATCCAGCTTATAGTTCTGCATATTACATAGTAAGTGTTGAAGATACTACAAATAATGAATATCAAATGTCTGAGATTTTGATAGTTGACGATAAAAATAATGCCGCTGGAGTAGCAACAACAACTGCATATATTTCTGAATTTGGAATTGTTCAAACAAATAATTCTTTAGGAGTATTCAGTGCTGATGTGTCAGGAACAGATACCATACTTTATTTTACTCCAATTTCAGATGTTGATGTTCAGGTAAGAGTTTTCCAACACTCTCTTGGATTTTCTAACCTAGATATAACAGAAACTTCCATAACAGTATAATAATGTCAGTAATAAAGTCCGGATATGGTGCTTATGAGGGAACTTTTTTTGATGTCAAAAGAACTTTCTCTCTAAAACATAAAGGATTACCCATATTTGAACGATATTTTAGAGGAAATAGTACTGGAATAGTAAGTACTACTGATGACACAATATACATCCCTAATCATTTTTTTGTAACTGGTGAAGAAGTTTTTTATTCTTATGCAGGATCTGGGACTGGCAATGCTATTGGAATTGGAACCACTTCTATAAGTGGAATAGGAATTACTGACAGACTTCCATCCACTCTTTATATTGTAAAAAAGAATGATATTTATGTCCAGGTTGCTGCATCTTCATCAGATGCTTTAAAAACTATACCCAAAGTCTTAGATATCACTAATGTTGGATTTGGAACTCTCCATAGATTTATATCGAAAAAGCAAAATACAAGAGCTCTTATATCAATCGATAATGTAATTCAATCTCCTATCGTATCAACATCAATTACTTCAAAAACTTCTGCGCCAGTTTTGATGAGTGATAATACTATTGATTTTGTTGGAATAACTTCATTTTTTGGCGGAGATTTAATTAAAATTGATGATGAAATTATGAGGATAACTTCAGTTGGATCTGGAGCTTTTCCAAATAGAATTGTTGTTCAGAGAGCCTGGATGGGAACAGGAATAACAACTCATAATTCTGGACAATTGATTACAAAAATTGTTGGCGATTACAATATTGTAGATAATAATTTGAGTTTTGTTTCAGCACCGTATGGTCCTTCTCCAATAGGAACAATTACAAATCCACCAAGCCAAAGAGATTATTCTGGAATTACAACACACTCAACATTTAGCGGTCGCATATTTATTAGATCTGGATTACCAGATACAGAGAAGCAACCTTATGATTATAATTACGTTTTTGATGATATTTCCTCTGGATTTGCTGGATTAACAACCGAGTTTACTTTAAAATCCAATTTAACAAACATTACAGGATTTTCTACTGGAAATGCGATAATTTTAATCAATGATATTTTCCAAGGTCCTTCTAGGTTTGGACCTTTTAATGTTAAGGGAGAATATTCTTTAAAAGAAGTGTCTGGTATTACTTCTATTTCTTTCAGCGGAATTGGAAGTGCATTTTCAACATATGATATTAATGTGAGAAACGCTCCTCGCGGAGGTCTTATAATTTCTGTTGGATCAACATCTGGATTTGGATATCAACCATTAGTTTCAGCTGGAGGAACTGCGATTGTTTCTGTAGCAGGAACAATATCTGCAATTAGTATAGGAAATAGTGGTTCTGGATATAGAGCTGGAATTCAGACTAATGTTAGAGTAGGTGTTACCACTGTAGGTATTAGTACAGTTGATGTTAAGTTTATTGGAACTGCAACAATTAATAATGGACATATTGTAAGTGTTGCTATCACTAATCCAGGATTTGGATATACCTCAACAAATCCCCCATTAGTAGTTTTTGATGAACCACTTTCTTATTCGAATTTACCTTTAATTTATAGCTCATCTTCTATATCTGGCATTGGGACTAAAGCAACCATTGATATAGTTGTTGGACAAGGATCTAGTGTAATCAATTTTGAAATAAGAAATACGGGATATGAGTATGGGCAAGGAGAAATTCTTACCGTCGAAACTGGTGGAAGTGTTGGAATACCAACCAACCCATTACTACCATTTAAAGAATTTCAAATCACCGTAGATAGAACTTTTACTGATAAATTTACTGGATGGACATTTGGCGATTTGCAAGTCTTTGATCCTATTGATAATCTGTTTGATGGTAGACGAGTTAATTTCCCATTAAAAATAGATAATCAAAGAATTGGTGTTAATGCAAAGAAAGGTTCAAATATTGACGTTCAGGCAACATTAATTATATTCCTCAATGATGTTTTACAAGTCCCCGGAATGGGGTATAGATTTAAAGGAGGAAGTATTTTAACATTCTCAGAACCACCAAAACCAGGTGATAGGTGTAAAATTTTATTCTATAAAGGAACATCTGAAGTTGATGTTGTGGAAGTTGATATTTTAGAAACAATCAAAGTTGGAGATAGTGTTACCATAAACAGCGAATCCGAATATCAACACAAATGTTTATGCAGGTCCAGGTATTACTTTAAATCAAACCTTATCAAGACCGATACTTTGGTGTAAACAAACTGAAGATAGATTCATTAATAATACTGAAGTTACTAAAGATAGAACACTATACGAGGCATACATCCAACCAACAACTAATCTAATTCAAAATGTCGGAATTGATTCTACATTCTTGTTTGTGGAAAGTGTAAAAACATTCTTCGATCCAGTAAAAGAATTTAATTCTAAGAATTCTAGAATTATAATTTCTTCTCAAGATAATTTAGTTGCAGCGTCAGCAACTGCAGTGGTTTCTGCAGCTGGAACAATTAGTAGTATTGTTATATCTGATGGTGGAGTGGGATATACCACAAATCCAATAATATCAATATCATCTCCTATTGGATTTGGTATTTCTCTACCAAGAAAATCATACGTTGCAGGAGATGTAGTTCCTGTTGGATTAGGAACTATTGCAGAATTTACTTCTACTATTTCAGTTGGTGGAGCATTGTCTTCAGTAACTATTACAAATCCTGGATCTGGATATACTTCATCAAATCCACCAGTGGTTAGCATCGAACCTCCTGCTCCACATACTGAAATAATTACTAATGTAATTTATGATGGAGATTTTGGAGTTATTACTGGAGTAAAAACTACATCCGTTGGAGTGGCATCAACGGGAATTGTATTTGATTTGTATATTCCAAATAATTCATACCTTAGAGATGCAAATATTGTTGGTACTGCAATAACAATTAGTGGTATTCAAACTGGTTATTATTTTGTTGCTTATAACACTAATGTTGGAAATGGTGTTACTACCTTAAATTCCGATGGAACAATTGTTGGTTTAGGAAGCACTTTCTTGGACAATATCTATCATGTTTCTTCCGTATCAATTGCACAAACTTCTGTTCCGGGAGTGGGAACAACTTATGTCGCTCAAGTTGTTGTTAGTTTGTCTAGTTATAATAATTTAAGTGGAATTGGTATAAGCGGATTCTATGGAGAATATAGCTGGGGAAGAATTTCTGGATTAACTAGAAGAAATCCACGTATATTCACAATTTATAACAATGGTATTACTGGTATATCTACTTCACCAATTGTAAGAAGATATTCTCCTTTAAAATATCAAAATTACCTTACATAAATAGATAAAAAACGTCAAAATGTCTGCAATTATAACTGATCAGTTAAGAATATTGAATGCCAAGAACTTCGTTTCTATGGCTACTTCTTCAACAACTTCATTATATTCTTTTGTTGGACTTCCCAATCCAACTAATTATGATTCTAACTGGAATTCATCTCCACCGGCTCCTAAAGATTGTTTTGATCAAGAGAATGATTATTGGGATACAATGATTGCTTTGAAGAAAATAAAATCTGAGGATGTAAAGCAAGTTATTCGTAAAATTACCTGGTCTTCTGGCACAACATATGATATGTATCGCCATGACATTAGCAGATCAAATCCATCAAAACCATCCGGTGCAACAAGCCTATATTCGGCAAATTATTATGTTGTAAATCAAGATTATAGGGTATATATTTGTTTACAAAATGGAACTACTCCAGAAAATCCAACAGGATCTCCTTCTTTAGATGAACCAACATTTACAGATTTAGAACCAAAAGCAGCTGGAAATTCTGGAGATGGATATATTTGGAAATATTTGTATACAATTAAACCAAGTGATGCTGTTAAATTTGACTCTATTAATTTTATGCCAGTTCCAAAAGACTGGGATACAAGCAGCGAAAATGCAGCAATCAGACTTAATGCAGCTCCTCCAAATGGACAGTTAAAAATTATCACCATAAAAAATAGAGGAGTTGGTGTAGGTACTGCAGGAAGAACTTATACTAGAGTTCCAATTAAAGGAGATGGGAGTGGAGCTGAGGCTATTATTGTTATAAACAATGATTCTAAAGTAGAATCAATAACTGTATCAAATGGAGGTTCTGGTTATACTTACGGGACGGTTGATTTGGATGCGGGAAGCGTTCCATACCAAACAGCACCAACTTTTGATGTTATTATTCCTCCACAAAATGGACATGGTGCAGACATCTACAGGGAATTAGGTGCATATAATGTTTTAATTTACTCTAGAATTGAAAACGATATTCAAAACCCAGATTTTATTGTCGGCAACGAAATCTCTAGAATAGGATTGGTTCAAGATCCAGAATCGTTTGGTTCTACAACTAAACTGAGTTTAGAAAAAGCAAGTGTATTAAACGCATTAAAGTTGACTGGCATTGGATACAGCACTACTACATTTAATCCAGACAGTATAATTACACAGACAATTGGAACTGGGGTTACCGCAATTGGAAGAGTTGTTTCTTATGAACAACAGAGTGGTATATTAAAATATTGGCAAGATAGAACATCAGTTGGATTTGCATATACTGCAGGAATATCTCAAAACACATCTCCTCAGTATGGATTATCTTTAAATTATTTTACCAATTCTCCAGCAACTGGCGGAAGTTTAGTTATTAATGGTGGTTCAACTACTTTATCTATAGATACAAATTTTACCGGCATAACAACAGTAATAAATAATAAAACATACTATCTTGGACAATCGTTTGTAAATGGAGTAGCAAATCCAGAGGTTAAAAAGTACTCTGGAAAAATAATTTATGTAGATAATAGACCAGCAATTACTAGATCATCAAATCAAAAAGAAGATATTAAAGTCATTTTGCAATTTTAAAAAATTATGTCCCAAAAAACTAATCTTAACGTCTCTCCATATTTTGATGACTATAACCAGGATAAAGATTTTTATAAAGTCTTGTTTAAACCTGGTTATCCAATTCAAGCCAGAGAATTAACGACTATACAGTCTATTTTTCAAAATCAAGTTGAGCAATTTGGAAGACATATTTTTCAAGATGGTTCTCCAGTTATTGACGGTCAATTATCCATAGACATACCATTTCCAGCAGTTCAAATTGAACCAGAATTTAATGGTGTTTCGGTTTTATTGTATTTTGGACTTCTTTTAGGCAAAAAAGTTAAAGGTTCTATAAGTAACGTTGTTGCGTCAGTTGAAGATATTATAACAAATATTGATTCTATAAATGGCAACTATACATTGTACGTAAAATATTTACAAAGTGGCGGAGATGATTATAGCTCACAAACTTTTATTGATGGAGAAACTTTATTACTTGAAGGAGACTCTATAAATTATTTTGGCACTACAATTCAATCTGGGCAAGGTGTTTGTAGCACTCTTTCTAGCAATTCCATTACTAGTGGTTCCTCTGTTGCTGTTAAAGAGGGTATTTATTTTATCAGAGGATTCTTTGCAAATGTTCTCCCACAAAGAATTTTTCTAGATCAATATAAAACTAATCCAACATACAAAGTTGGATTTGAAATACTAGAAAGTGTAGTTACATCAGATGATGATGATAGTCTTTTTGATAACGCACAAGGGTTTTCAAACTATGCTGCTCCGGGAGCAGATAGATTTAAAATTGAACTTCAGTTAACTAAAAGATTAATAGACGATTCGGATACTACAAATTTTGTAGAACTTCTTAGAATAATAAATGGTATCCCACAATTTGCGACTAAAAAAACACAATATAGTGTAATAAGAGATGAATTTGCAAGAAGACTTGCAGATCAATCTGGAGATTTTTATGTAAAACCATTTAGTCTTTATGTTAGAGATTGTTTAAATGATAGAATTTCGACTCCAACGGGAGTTTACTATGATAATCAATTTACAGTAAATGGACTTACTCCATCAGAAGATAAGATGGTGTATGAAATAAGTCCAGGTAAAGCTTATGTTAATGGTTATGATGTGGAGACTATTTCTCCCAGACTTTTAGATGTACCAAAAGCAAGAACACTAAAAAAGGTAGTAAACGAAGTTGTTGATTATGAGGCTGGAGAGTTAGTAGTAGTTAATAATGCCTATGGTTCACCTTCAATTGGATTAGGAACTACTTCAGTTGTGAGTTTAATGAGCAGAAGAATTGGCTCTGATAGTTCTGTTGCCGCAGGAACTACTATTGGATATGCTAGGGTGTATGATTTTGTACCAGAATCAGCTTATACTTCGGAAAGTAGTAAAATTAATTTACGTTTATATGATGTACAGACATTTACTAAAATAGGACTAACTACTTCCATTACCTTACAAACTCCAGTTTACATTAAGGGAAAAAGAAGTAATGCTTCTGGATTTTTGTTAGATAGTGTCACTTCAAGTGATACTTTGACATTATATGAAACTACAGGTGATTTTTTTGAGAATGAATCAATTTATATTAATGGTATTGATGACGGACGTTTAATAAAATCAGTAACTGATTACTCTATATCAGATATTAAATCAGTATATTCAAAGGTAGGTATTTCCACATTCAATGCAGATTTAGTTTTAAGTAAAAAAACACGTATTGCTCGTCCCGGAACTCAATTTACAATATCTGCTGATGGAAAAGTAGCTGCTGGACTTGGAACAAATTTTGCTGATAAACTTTTTGTTGGCAATATTATTTCTTATCCAAATCCAGATCTTAGCGGATTAGTTGTTTATAATAGGGTAGAATCTATTAGCGCAGGTGGAACTAATTTTACCGTATCTGCTCTAGAATCAGTGCCTGGCGTTTGTGCTGGAAATTTACCTTCAGAAACCTCAGTGGTAACTGATATTATCAAAATAGAATCTACTCTTGATTCTTATGATGATTCATTCATGACTATTCTAAACCATCTTAATGTCGCATCTGTTGACTTAAATGGTAATCAACTTACTCAAAGAAGAGTTTTTTCAAATCAACCATATTCTGGAAACTCTATAACAATTTCTATTACAGAACCAGATATTTATTTTGATGCTTTTGACGAAGATAAATTTTTGATTTCATATGCAGATGGCTCTATAGAATTATTAACCAATGACAAATATAGTCTTGATACAACAGGAAAACAACTTACCTTTAATGGATTAACAAAAAGTGGAACAGGAACAGCTAATGTCATTGCCACAGTTAAAAATTTAGCACCAAATTCAAAAGTTAAAAAATTAAATAAAACAAACACATTAACAGTAAACTATTCTAATAATCCAAGTTCTGGTATAGGGACTACGACACTAAATGATGGATTGACATATAGTAATGTATATGGAGTTAGGGTTCAGGATGAAGATATTTGTTTAAATGTTCCAGATGTCATTAGAATACTTGGTGTTTTTGAATCTGCTGATATTGAAGATCCTAAATTACCAAAGATTAAACTAATTTCTTTTACAGGACCAACAAATAGTAAC